TGTAGAATATCGATCTCTTCCATCATCATATCCGCATATACATTTCATAGGGTTCTCCTTATTTTTATTATATTCCAATTTATAGATTAAGTTAATAACCTATAAGCCTTATTCCCTAGATCTCTAACACCTTCAAGATCCACTTCACAAAACGAAACAAACCCTCTAAACCCTGAAGTTTCCTGGATCTCATTTACAAAATTATCAATAAATATCTCCTCCGGAAGTTCTATATTTAAACCTCTGGATACTTTTTCAATATCCATTGCCATAATTTGTACTCTCATTTGATCAGCTCTATCTAAGTCAGTTCCTGCCAACAAATCAATTGTCATAATATCTGCTATTGGTATGTTTTCCATAGTCTCTCCTTTTTAATACTCCGCAGCCATATTCTGAATAAGTTTCAACATTTCACTTGCTCCAGCTTCTATTTGTGAACTTACAGAATGTTTCCTAAGATCATTAAGGGCAAACCCCAGAAGGTACAAATCACCTTCTGATAGCTCTACATAATGTACCAGATTGCCTTCATCTCTGCTTGTTCCATTTACTTGCATAATTCCTCCAGTAAAGCAATTTCTTTATGTTTAGCCTTAATATCATTTTTAGCGTTAATTAATGCATACCTGTTCAATTCCCCAGAAACTACGTCTTTTGTTATTTTAGCTAAAAGCCTTTGTTGGTACTTAATAACAGCTTTTATTGCAGGTTTAAAATACTGGCTATCTTCAGGAATAGTGAACCGATCTTTTTCAAAATAATCAGTATATACATCGGTATCATTCAGTATCTGGAATTCGGTTTTAATTTCTTCAGAAAAATCTTCATATGTTTTAGAATAAACTCTTAAAACCCGTTCATCTTTAGAATTATGACCATATGATATAAAGCATTTATGAAGTCTTCCAGTTGAATCTTTAATGCCATTATAGAAGAATTTTAATTTACTGTTACTTTTTTTTATTCCTATAAAATCAATTATTTCAGTAATATTATCTTTATCATTTTTAACAGGCTCAGGAAGTTTTACTATTTTTAACATTTTTTCTCTCCTTTCGATACGGAATATCCCAGATCTAAATACTTTCTCTATGATCTTCCAAAGTATATATCTTAGTATTCACACCTGAAGAAAGTATAACAGGTTCTTCTATGAAGAATTCTTCTTCTTTACCGTTTAAAGTAACCCCGTCTAACCAAGTTAAGCCAATGCAGTGATTATTGAATTTGGATTTGATTAAATAACCAGAAGCACCTTTAATTACTTCATAATTATCATTGCCCCAGAATACTTTCTTACCATCATCTACAGCCTGTTTAATTTCGTTAACGTCCATAATCTCTCCTTTAGGGTTTCTTACCCTCTCACTATTATAGTTTACACCTGTTATCTGATATTGTCAAGGGAATTTAAAAAATAGATAAAAAACCCCCAGGAAAGGAGAGTAACCCAGGGGAAAAGCGAGGCTTTTAATGAATATTAGGGTTTATTTCCTTGTGTGTCAAGTAATTAAGCCTTTTAAAATATGGACAATTATATCGACTGTCCATCCATCTCCTAAACAACTATATATTTGATTATCAGATAATCCAGAACCTTTGAAAAAATTATCTGGTACAGTTTGGAGCCTACAACATTCAATAGGTGTTAATTTTCTAACTTTATATTTATCCAAATCTATAACTACACTTTGCCTATCTACCGTATTTAGAGTGTATGATTTGTCTGGATCTTCTTTAAAACCTGCACCATTTTGATTTTTGTTTATGAATTGATCGGATATCAAATATAATCCAGGTTTTGCACCACCTCCACCGCCTTCAGCCTTTAAGGTTACTGATTTATTATTGACACCGTAAACTCTTCCTGTTGCTCCACCTGATTCATATAAATTAAACAATTCACCTGATATAAAAGTACCATTCCATCTATTAGCATATCCCTCTTGAATAGCTCTTGATTTTTCAGGGTTTAAATTACACCATTTTTCATTCTCAAGTATTCTTGCTTTCACATATTTTTCTGCTTTCACCGTTAAGTAATACTTCTCATCAACTTCACTTTCAGGTTGCAGAATGTCTTTTAATAAAATACCCTTATCTTCTGGTTGCTGTATTTCACTTCCAAATAGATCATTTCCTGTACCTGGAATATTGGTCCAATATAAACGCTTTCTTGATTGAGCAGTAAGAAGAGAGGAATTTATCTTCACAGGAAGTACACCTAATCTTCTTGAAATTTCTATTTCTGCTTGCTTGTTCATTGGTACATTTTCTAACAAGAAATATACATCAGGATTCTTTTCCCTCAACTCTCCTAGTATCCTAAAATAATCCATAATCAGACCCGATCTAGGATCATCAAATTTTAATTGTTTTCCCATAACAGAAAACCCCTGACATGGTGATCCACCCATTAAAATATCTACATCATAATCATATCCTGAAACTTTCGTGACATCACCAATATAAATATTATCAGGGAAACAGTTTTGACTTGCTTTTATTTTTGATGGTGTAATTTCGGAAGCATAGTATTTGTCAACCTTTATTCCTATACGCTCTAAAGCAAGCCTACCCCCCCCATTCCATCGAAAAGTGATAATATATTCATGCTGCTATTTCTAATCCTTCATTGTTCCAGATTCTTCCATTGTAAGATATTTCAGCAATTTTAACACCATTTTCAAACACCTGACCACCATTCCAATTTCCACCACCAAGATTATATTCTGAAATATATTTCCGGCATTTCTCCGATGCTTCTTGTAGAGTATCAACATGTTTTATAAATTCAGGACTAATTGAATGATAAGGATCTTGACAATAATCGGGATTACCGCATGATTTTAAAGATACAACATATTTTTTCATTATTAACTCTCCTTTTACTACATAATTAGTCTACACCCGTTAACATGTTATGTCAATACATCTTTTATTATCTGGTCAATATTATAATCTGCATGAGACTTCCAGAAGGGTCGCCATTTATTATTTAAACATATTTTGTTTTCTATTTGTTTAAACCAAAATGGAACACTATAAACCAGACTACCCTTATTATAAAATAACATTGATTTTTTATTAGTTAATTTATTTGTAGTTCTTGGTCCATCAATTGAAATTATGTTAAATCCTGAATTATATTCACCAAGTATTTGTGTAATTCCTCCACCCATACTGTACCCAAAAATATATATTTCATGAGGTGCATATATATTTGATTGTTTAATTATAAAATCATTCATCCATCTTGCATATTTCTTGAATCCTTTATGGACTTTACAAGCTGCTAATATATCATATTCTCTAAAAGCAATAAAATCTGATTTCCAATCTTCTTTATGGTTTGTAGGTTTTAAGTAAAAGATAAGCTTTTCATTTACAAATTCAAACCACCCTTCTATCCCTTCGTTAGTATTATCGTCATTGAAAGATATTCTCATACTTTTATCCTTACTATATCATTGATTGATTTGCTAAACTCATCTTCATAACCACCACCAAATTCATCTTCGTTAAAATCTTCTTCTTGACCTTCCTCTGGTTGTTGTCCTGCTTGCCATGCCTGGAGAACTTGAGGACTCTGAAGACCTGGAACATCAGCCCAGTCTTCCTTGTGTTCCTTAAGATCGTTTTCACGTCTTATTTCATTCATAGATTTATATGTTTCAAGATCTGACTTAGTAGCTTTTAAAGTCATTTCAGCATCATCTTGCTCAAAACCATGGAATACTATTCTAAACCTTGAATCTATTTCATCAACATAATTCTGAAAATGTTGCTCTAAAAATGTAAGCGAATTCCCTATTCCTTTATCGTCTGAGTATTTCCGGCCTTCAGCAGAACCGGACTCCATAATCTTAGCTCCCTTTTCAGACTTTATACCCATAGACTCGATATCAACACCAAAAATAGAACCAATCGACATATAAAGAGTATCTTGCCAGCGTGAAAACTGCATATCTTGATTAGAAGATCCCATTGCTTGCCACTGAATAGAAGCTTTATCACTTCCCTTCCCGGAAGGAATTATTGGTATTCCCCATTTTCCTGAAGCTCCCGACACACCACCAGGACCCATAACATCAATTAAGTAGTCCTCAATCTCTTCAACTTCCTCAAATCCTATATCACCATTAAGCAGCAACATACCTCTAGGTAACTTATCTTCAGTAAAAGCTCCAGCATTAAAATTGAATGAATTAATAAGTGATACCACAAGATCAACTGCTTGTTCTATTTTACTATAACCATATCCATAGTGCAAAATATCAGTCCGGGGATTTTGAAATTGGAATAGCATCATTCTATCAGTATATTGAGTTTGTACCTGACTATGAATTTGTTGAATATACCGTATATCCTCATCCCCATCATAACCTTCTTCAGTACAGCGAACGATTGTAGCAGCGTCAATAGCCTCAAAAGCTAATAATTCACCGCCTCTCGTCCAAAGCTTCTCTGAGGCTGTCTGGTCAAGGGTTAGAACATCTCTTAAGATCTTCTTAGTATACATAATTAGATTGTCTTCATGATCTTTACTGATCGCTTTACTATTTGCCATTTTAGGGGAATTAGTCGCAA